GACCGGCCGCCCTGCAAGGCGGTCGAAAGGTCATATTTCCTGCATTTATTTGCAGAGGTTCTTAAACCGTGGACTTAGGTCTGGGGATGCCCGAGCTCTTTTGAGTCGTGGATTCTGTTGGTTTCGACTGATAGTGTCTGCTTAAATGTATTCGTTTTATACATTTCTCTTATTTTCTCTTTGCATCCTCGGTAGCGGAACCCGGAGGGCTCTCCCAGCTCGCCGCACGGGCTCTGCGGGGGGAGAGTTGCTGCCGTATAGTGAACAGGGGTCCATAACGTAATATCCCAAATCTCCTCTTTGGAGCGTGCCGACATTGACTCGGGAGCTACACGCGGGACAGCCGAACTAAGCATCAGTGATGTGGAATGTCTACAGACTGCACGGGAATCCTTCATGGTTGTTATGGATGAACAGTCGGGCGGTAACTTGCTTGCCGTCGCCCCGGCCCTGGGATAATGAGCAAAAACGATAACAGTCCTTCATGGCCTGTCGACAGAGCTGAGGGGTGTGGCGTTGATGAAGAGCGGGTTCTGAGTGGATGGGAGGGTAACGCCCCCATTGATTTGGTTCCGACCGACGGTCCAGTAGAAAGTCTCGGGCTTAGCCTGGCTGAAGCTGGATTGGTGGCGAACGCGCGCGCACAATCCCTTTCAAGCATATCGACAGCTTGCATAGAACCGAATAACGGCAATCGGCAAGGAAATGTAGTGTCTAATTACGACACAAACAAAAGCGAAAACGATCGCGAACATATTATGAACAGGCTTACTTGGTCTAGGCTGATTGGAAATGAGGCGGCCTTCCGGGATAAAGCTATATTTTGGGACGACGGTCTCACAAGAGTTCCGCCTCGCCCAGCGCAGTCAGGGGACATCGTACCCGATGACGTTGCTGCGGGTTGGAGGCAGGTTGGTGATAGGACTATTGAGTCACCTGACGGTGTGCTCTGGGTTCTTACCCCGAATCGCAGGCTTGTGCCCGCTGGGTCGAGCCTCGAAATCGAATTTGTCGGCCGAGGCGAGGTGGTCAGCCAGGAGGAATGGGACTTCGAGCCCGCGGGCCATCTGGAAGAGGACGGAATGCACTTCGGTGTCAATTCTGCCATATTGCCGCCTGGCGTTGTGATGGATAACAGAGACTTGTTCACGGGTGACCTCGGCATGAGCAATGCTGAAACCAGCACGTATAAGAGCGAGTCGATCGCGCTTCCCAGCTCTGCCAACGTCACTAGCTTAGATTTGAGGAACGGCCCGAGTAACGTGGACGTCATATACGAGACTCAAGGGTCATACACGGTGGTTGGGGTTGACGGGCAACAAAATACATTCAACTTTGATTCCCCGGTGATTATCGCTGCCCACGCAACGGACATCAACACCGAGCACCACAACATGGGGCCGGCACTTACGAAGGCCGTCAACTTGGAAAGCTTCGCCAGTCTCAGGGCCTACATAGATACTACCACTCCCGTGGGCGATACAAGAGATCTAACAGGCTTGTCCGAGGTCATCAACATGGTCGGGAGGGGTGCGTTGCTGGGCAATATACGTGCTTGGTTCGCTCACGGGTCCAGACACGGGGGATCTGTGTTGGGTTACACTAAGCTCTGGTTGTATGTCAACGCACTCACGATCAAAGAGAAGATTGACTCTGACTATCAGCGACCTAACTGGCAGTTCGCTAACAAGCCGGGTGTGGTCAACCCAATATACGAAGACTCTACCATTGACAGGAGCGTCTGGGATTCTCATCATCCTAAAATCAGAGACGGAAGTATGGGGTGGGCGACATGTGATCCTGGCACCAGCCAGGAGGTTGCTCAGTGTATGGCCGATTTCTACCGCCCGTTCCCGTCTTTCACGTTGACACTACAAGCTCATCGTGTGGGGGCGACACCCGCACCACTCGGACACGTTCTTCCGGGCATAGATGCCGTGGCTTTCACTACGAGGGACTCTTTCGGGCAGCGAACACCGCAACAGGCTGGTGCTCAAACTGTGGCCGGCAGGACGACTCTGCCTACTCTGTCAGACTACATGACGGCCATCAGGCAGTTAGCGGCCTGGCGGAAGGAGGACGACGACAACTTGATCGGGTACTGCATCGCTCTGAGGCTGTCTGCTTGTAAGCTGCAGGATGAGGTAGTGGCCCCAGACGCTCACACAAGGCGATGGCCGATCTGGTATTATGGGCAGGCTGGATCTAGCCTGGGTGTGTTCTTGCCGCCTACCAACACACTCGTAGCGGCCTACGTCCATGGCAGCACCGTGCGTACCGAGAGCAACCTTGACTTGTACTCGCGGGAGAGTGATTGGACGATGAGGGCTATACACAAACTGACGATCTGTGGAATTGAGGCATATTCGCGAGTTCTGCAAACCGTGTGTGTGAACTCCGACGACCTGGACGACATGATCAACAACTCTGTGAGTGTGAGGACGGGGACCGTTGTCATGACAGTCGGGAATAGAGTTTATTACGGGGAGAACCTCAAGTCGGCAGTGCTCTTATACCTTCGCAGGGTCTACGGAATCCGCAATGCGAAGGAAGTCAACGATTTCTTGATGGGACATCGTAGGTTTGCGCCGTTTTTCTCAATGCGCCGTATTGCCGGTGCGTCCAGAGTTCCACTGTGGATTACGGCCCCTGAGTGCGCTTTCTACAGATGTGCGGCCCGCATGCCATGGCATTGGGAAGTGTTGTTGGCTAATTGCAGGTACTCGACGCCGCTTGTTCATAGGCTGGGCTCAGTGGCTCGGAGATCTGCGGATTATGTGTTTACTGTCGTGGGGCAGCGCGTCGGTCGAGGTGTCAAGTTTGCGTGTGTCGAGCAATATGTCGACCTCCTGGTGTTAACGCAACATGTGGTCGAATGTGAAACGCTTGCTAGAAATGGTGTAGCTTTAAGAGCGCGTTATACTGAGCCCGAAAATGACACTGTCCTTGAAGCAGCTACCGTGCCTCTGTTCGGAGCCTTCATGCCAATAGCGAATGCCCCTTCGTTTATGTCACTCTCTAGATGGCACAAGAATTACGACGATGTGGCACACAGGGCACCGAGGTATGAGGTAGCGCTTGTCACGAACGCTCCCTTGCGAAGGAACACCATTGCCGAGGCGAGTAGGCCAATCGAAGCACAAGGTCTGCTGTTACACGCAAACTTGCCAACAGCAGAGCGTGTCGAGCCTGGCGAAATCAGTTTTCCTGGATGGGATGCAGTCCCTGCTGCAACCGGTTTAGGACACGTATCACTCGGTGAGGACCAGCCTGTCCTGCCTGTCGAGGGGAACAGCGGCGGCGATGAAGCGGCCGTATCAGACTCGGCGCGGGAATAGTTTGGGCCAGTGTGTTTGCTGGTATTGCACACAAAGGGCCCAAACCTGTTCTGGAGAAGCCGTTGACTGTTAGGTGTCTGGATTGGGACGGTGTCCGACCGTCTATCACGGTGCGAGATATGTTGGAGGCGGAGGATCGGCACCGCGGGAAAGAGATGAGTGGCGAGGAATGGGAAAGGGTGCGGGATTGGTTCGCACCCTGGGCAGATTGTACTGGAGAGCGTTCCACGTCCATTAGATGGTGGAAGAATGCCTATGATAAAATAGGGATGCAAGTTAAGAGCAAACCCCACGTGTCCCGTAGGCTCATAGATAGGTGCTTTAATAACCTAAGACACGACAATACCAGTTGGGATGCTTTGTGCGCTAGCTACTCCTACGTTAACGACCAGGAGCGCAAGCACACAATGTTTAACTTGAGATCTGCCATTGATGTGATGATCAAGACATGTGATTTCGGACTCGGGGATGAGAGGGTGCGGTTGGTAAGGGAAGCCTTCTATCAGGCCTCGTCTGGGACGTCGAAGAACGTGCTGGCGGGGTGGATCATTTGGGTCGTAGGGATGCCGTGCGTTGTGGACTTGGCTTGGTTCTATCTGGGGCTTGGACTCTTCCGCATGGACAGGCAGGGTTATATTGAGTGTACCAAAGCTATAACCACTGCCATGCAAAAGACTATGACTGTGCCGCACGGACGGGGATATCGTGATCTTGGCATAGATGAGTTGGCACAAGGCGCCTACATTGCTGAGTTCACAGGGCGAGCCGGCTTCGTCTTCTCATGGGACGTCGATATTGCAGACAGATGCAGGCCCTCGAGCACGATACCGCTATTCTCGTACGATACCTCTCGATCTGCCTGGACTGAAGAAAGGTGGTGGGAGCATTTATACGAGGAGATGCTTGGTCTGCACATGAAAACCATACCGGACAAGACTCTGGACGAGACGCCGGATGAACACTATGACCGCAGACAGATGTGGATGTCCAGCGGGAGCACGGGAGGAGCAACCAAGATGGTTGACGTGGATGCCGAGGAGCACGAGAAGAGGATCTGCGGCCTGTTGGAGAAAGAGGACGAGATAATGAGCGAACTGGCCCATCTAGGACTAAAGGTTGGCACGTACAAGAACCCTTTTACTAGAGAGGGGGCTTGTAGGTCGCCAGATAAGGCAGGCTGCCTGTTGACGCGGAAGCTTTGGGTCGCATTGGGCGGCAATGAGGAACTCAAGCATCTGGTCGAGCCGTCTAGCAGCAAAGGCAAGGCTTCGAGAATGTATATACTGTACGGGCTGGAGGGGGACCGTTGTCACTTCTACGGCGGCAGATTGCCCACAGTGTCGGACAACAAAGCAGGGGGCGCAGCTGAGGACGGTAGTGTCAAGACAATCAGGGTGAGCGACGACGTGCTCGGCATGCGCAAAGTGCTAGACGGGCTGTGGCGGCGGCACGTCAGCAATGTAGCGGACCTTGCGTCAGTTCGCGCCCGGCACAAGGAGCGGGTGCGCATTTCCAAGCGAACTCTGGCGGAAGACGTCGATTACGACGAGATGATCAGAGAAACCGAGCCGCCTAAGTTGGAGGCCGTCGGCAGTCAAAAATGGGACAGGGTCAAGCCAAGGTCAATACATGGTCAGGATTATTATTCGTATTCTAGACTTGACTATGTCGTCGGGCACCTTGAGAAGGGTTCGGTGAAAAGTGATTACCTTTGTGGCCTCCTCGGGCCTGACGAACAGGCAAGAATGGACGACGGGCTAATGAATAAGGGCACCTTCCACTTTTGCGCTGACCATGACAACTACGATCTGATACACAGTCTCAGAGCGCAGGCAATGCGTTATGAGATAGCGCGAGATCACCCACCCAACGTGAGCGGGAGGGTGATCGACGAGTGGAGGAGAGAGTGTGATTGGGCGGCGAACCTGGTTAAAAACCAGTATTTGCGGATACCAGAGAAAGGGGAAACGTACAAGGTGTCTCAGGGAGGTTTCACCGGGTCGAGGGACACCTCCTTCAGGAACGACTGTTTGCACTACGTCTACGAGGCCGTGGCACGTCGAAATGCGTCGCTAATACTGGGGAAGTTCGAGCCGGAAGTCCAGCGAATCAGAGGAGACGACATCCACGCAAAATATGCAGCGTGGTCACAGTGTTGTGTGCAACTGAGCACCATGATGCGAATGGGCTTTAAGCTTAACGCGGCTAAGCAGTTAATAGGCCGAATATACGGTGTGTTCCTGAGAGTTATTTATAGTTCGGGGCTCATGAAAGGATACGCGGCCCGTTCGATAGGCTCCCTCATCATGCAGCCGCTCCAGGCTAAGGAACGAGTGGACGTCAGATCGCGTGTCACGGCGCTGTCTGCTCACGTGCACCTCTTGGTGAGGAGGGGGATGAGACACACGGTCGCGGCCGCCATATGGGATAACTTGGTGTCTTTCTGGGGCAGGGTCAAACTGGATGAGAAAGGAGGCTTCGTGCGAGTGCCGAGGCGTGTCATATGCGGCAAGGCTGAAGACGGTGGATGGGGCTTGTCAGCACCGGGCAAGAAGTGTGTCTACATGCCCAGAGGCGTGCCATCCTTTCCCTCGTTCAAGTGTAGGGTAGATCAAATCAGTGCGGTGTCAGGGAACAAAATGTCGAGTGCCTATGTTGCAAAGATAGCCTCCAGGTTCGGTGACGTGTCACCCGAGGAAGCAGCGTCGTTCGCACAGGCTTACCGCAAAAAGAACGTGGAACCTGACGCGACGCCATCTGATATGAAAGAGTCTTGGCGTGCGTACGGGCGTGACGTCAAGGAGTGGTTGGAAAAAGCCCGTAGGATGCTTTCATCATATCCGATGGAAGGGCAGGGCGCAGAGGAGGGCTCAGGAGCGGGCAAGTATATCATCGCACCCCCAGGCTCGGGTAAGAGTACTGAAATCAGGAGGGGGTGTCTAGGTAAAGCACTTGACGCGGATGAGCTGTTGGCTCAAGGGAAGATAGACTGGCAAGCTTACGCTTCTGAAGACTATCACACTTGGTTGCAAGAGAGGAGGAAGGGCGCAGAAATAATAGTGGAAAGTGTACGTGCGGGTAATACCGTGTTGGGGGCGCACAACGACTACGTACTGGTCCATATGTTGACCGAGTTGGGCTTAGATGTCATTAGAGTAGAGTCTGACTTGGCGACGAGACTACATTGGCTGAGAAGACGGGACGGGCTGGTGAAAGCAAGGAGGATCGCGTCACCCAGGAGATCCGGGCCGAACGAAGCTTACAAGCGGAGTCTGGGGCTGAGGCTGTTAAGCTTGGATGACCTGCCCGTAGCTCCCAGCTTGGATCAGGCGGTTTATAACGAGTTCTACAGGATGAGCAAGCTCTCTACCGAGGGGAGAGGGTGTCTCAGGATCACTGGTGTGCGTAATGGCTACTTAGAGTGTGGCGAATGGAACTACATCAAGTGTGCGAGGACCCCTGTGCTCAGTGCTGTCTCAAGTCTGACTGCGCCGGGCTCTGAAGGGCTCATACAGGAGGCTGCCAGAATTCGAGGGGTCAAGTACCACGTACAGCTGATAAACGAGCTAAGCAATAGGATGCACCACGCGGCCGCGTATTGGATAGGGATAATCGGCAGCAATATACAACACATCGAGGGTGAAGGTAGTCTTCTGGACGAGTCAATCACAGGCAGACTGAGCCCTTCCATGACAAGTGTGGCCAATAGACAATATTGGATGACATTGACAGACGGGTTGATCACCCCTCAGGGTCTAGATGTGAACGTTAACAAGGCTAGAGCACATGCAAGAGATATAGTGGAGAGTTGTGTAAGTCGGGCGTTCATCAGGGACAAGGCGGGCCGTATGGTCTGTTATTAGAATACATTTAAGCAGATACTAGGATATCTACG